ATAACGCTAGATCAATGGCAACACGTAGCGTTAGTTTTTGATTTAGATGCCACTAATTATCCAATTACTTGTTACGTAAACGGTACGTCAGTGGGGTCAAGTACAAATAATACTTGGTACACAAGAGATTCAGGCCGTTTAAGAATAGGCGCACAACACGATGGAGGGCTTGAATTTACAGGGTTTATAGACGAATTTAGGGTTACAAACAAAGCAAGGTATACGAGCAACTTCCAAGCACCAACTAAAGAGTTTCCAAATAGGTAAATAATATGCAGATAGCTATAATCAAAGACAATAAAGTAGAAACCATAGGGGAACACAGAGAGCTATTTAAGAATGTTGCTTTCCCTAAGTCTGGGCCACCCGCTGATTGGATGGCAGAAAACTCTGTAATGCCTGTAACAATGAGCCGTTCTTACGATAGGATGACCCAGAAAAGCACGAGCGTTGATCCTTATATAGAATCTGGGGTAGTTTACCTTCATAAGATAGAGGCTTTGTCAGACAGTGAGAAAACAGCCGCACAGACAGAAGCAAATAACAGACAGGCAGAATTGCAAAGGGCAGAACGAAACAGAAGATTAGCAGAGACAGATTGGATGGCGCTAAGTGATGTCACGATGTCTGAAGATTGGAAGACATACCGCCAAGCGTTAAGAGATATTACGAAGCATGAGAATTGGCCCAATCTAAAAGTGCCTGACATGGATGGTTCAGGCGAGAACGATTGGCCAGTAAAGCCTAGCTAATGGATGATTTGAAAGCACATGAAAAAGAGTGCCTGATTCGATACCAAAACATTGAACAGCGAATGAATCGGATTGAGATGAGTGTCTATGCGCTCTATCCTTTTTTCGTAGGGAGTTTGATAGCTGCAAAATTTTTAAGTTAAAAAAATGATCTTTGAAGTAGCCGGGATCATCAGTGCCATTAGCTCGATTAACCAAGCGGTGAGTTTAGCAAAAGACACTCAGCAAACGGCTGCAACAGTTGGAGACATGATCTCAAATCTGACAAATGCTGAGTCTCGCATTTTACGATTTGAACAAAAGACAAAAGCTAAACGTCCTTTGACAACCGCTGAAGCAATGAAGATCAGCCTAGCAAAAAGGGACGCTCAAGCAATTGATCGAAAACTGCATGATATGTGTCTCAGTATTAATGGAGGCATGGAGCTTTACCGAAACGCCCAAAAGATCAAGGCAAAAGCTCAAGCAGATCACGCAAGGTTTTTAAAAACAGTTGCAAAAAGACGAGCGCAACGAAAAAAAAGGATCGAGGAGTACGTCACGGCTTTCGCGATAGTCTTTGCCATGCTTTTAGTTTTGGGTTTTGCTTATGCTGCTTACGAATATGCTTATAAGCCTTATCAACTCAAAGACGCAAAAGAACGATTGCAAAAGGCAAAAGAACGACAAAAAAACATAAGGCAATGCGGCAGGGTTAAATGTTAAATGAGCAAGCTCGCTTTCGCCTTAATAGTTTTAATAGACGGCCAGCAACAAGAGGTTAGCTATTGGGCTGATATTTTGAGATGCAATCAATTTAGTGAGTGGGTAGAACACGGACACACTTACGCAAAAGAAAAACGATATAAGAAAAGAAATTCACAAGTGAACATCACAAGTTACTGCAAACCAGTGTTTGTGAACGCTAATACGAAGTTACTAAACTAATGTTTACGAACTGGCTCAAAAAAAAATACTACTATGACTACAAGAATACTAAGAGATCCAAAAGGGATCAGGGTCAACCCAGAAGCAGAGCCTCTTCGACAAGTAGTGATCGATATGTTTTCTCTAGTAAAACCTTTTTACTCGAGACAGACAGCAGCCTACACAACAACCGGGGAAGCTGCGTTAGAGATCGTTGAGGTTGATAGTTCAAGTACCGTGGTAGTGAGTCTCCACGTTTCACCAAAGGACGGACAACAAGTGATAGTCAAGCGCATGGGAAGTGGGGCCGTAACAGTAGATACAGCAGGAGCCGAAACAATAGACGGATCAGCGTCTAAGTCTATTGCAAGTCAGTTTGATGTCTTGAGAGTTGTGTTCCTCGATGCGTCAGGCGAGTATGTGGTGATCTGATGGCAATTGATACAGACGACATACCTAATGTATTGGATGTTGATTTTGAACCTCCTCCACCTTTGTTTCAACCGCCAACTGATGCAGAACTTGAGGACATCCAAGACGCAGAAAATCGTCAAGAACTTTTGCAAGACATTAGAGAAGGTTTGGTAAATCCTTTTGATCTCACGGATGAACAGTTAGAGTTTTTTACAAAAGGCACAATGTCTGCGGAGGAAGCTAGGGAGTCGCTGGCTCCTTTCTATGGCGTAGATGTTCCTGGGTTTCCTGAGAACGCCTCACAAGCCTACAAAAATAGAATCGCTGAGATTGTGAGTGCTGAAGGGTTGGCCCCTGCTGAGGCAGTTGCAAGACAAAACGCAAGACTCGCAGAAGGCGCAGATGCAAATGATGACGGAGTTGTTAGCGCAGAAGAGTACGAAGACTTTTTGGCAGAACCGTCTCTGCCAGACGATGGGAACGACTTGCCCCCCGGCCCCTCGCAAGAAACAGATACAGGGGAAGAAGATGATTTTACTTTTCCTTTTCCTGGAAGAGAGGACGACTCTCCTCAACCACCTGATCAAGAAGAAACAGAAGACGACTCCCCTGAGTTACCTCCTCCTAGCGACACGCCAGACGATCCGGGCGATGACACAGTAGAGGAAGAGTTCCCAGAGCTTCCGACTCCTGATGACGACAATCAGCCTCCAATACAAGATGAGCCAGGAGAGAGTGAGTTACCATCTGATGATGAAATAGAATTACCTCCTACTGATGACGAAACCACAGATCAAGATTCAGATTCACAGGAAGAAGCAGAGGCAGAAACAACAACAGAGGCAGAAGAACAGTCTGATGAGCCTCCTACAAATCAACAGCTACCAGGACAATCAACCGGAGACTTGCCACCGGGAAATCAAAACCCTGAAGGCGAAGACGATTTACCACAATTACCACCACTCGGAGACGGTGGAAGTAGCAACGAGGACGATGACATGGACGATGATAGTTTTTTAGATACGCTTGGTGATCTTTTTAGAAGAGGTTTAGAAACCGTGGGCGGTGCTTTATCTCAAGCATTTTCTCAAGGTGGTCAAGGCGGTAGCGCATCGATCAACAATATCGTTGATCTTGCTGCTGCGGCTGCAATTGATCGAAAGGCGACAGAATACTACGTTGATGCTCTGAAAGACGCTAGTGATGCTGAACTAGAGTTTCTTGAGCGCATGATAGGCCGACAAGAAGTTTTCCGTCCTTTTTACAACGTAGGTACAGGCGAGAAAGCTCCTTTCCTTGGCTATCAAATTAATCAACTCCGAGATTTAGTAAACCGAGATCCAAGCTTTCCAGAGGGTCGAATGATTCAGCCAGAGGTCGATATTCTCCCTCTCATCGAAGAAGCAGCTGCAATTGAGGCTGTTGATCCGACTGTAAATCAAATAAACGTAGCTGATCTCCTGCTAGGCTTAGACACTGGAACAATACCTGAAGCAATGAGAACGGACGTCAATTTAATCGATCCTTTCAACCAACAAGATCCGGCCTTACGATTCTTACAGGATGAAGGGAGACGAGCCATTGAATCGGCTGCTGCTGCTGAAGGCCGATTAAATACAGGCGGTACTCTTGAAGAATTAAGCAGACAAGCAATCGGGACTGCTGCCCAATACGCCGGAGACTTAGCGGACATTGGAAGAGTTCAGGACGCAAGCAGATTAGACAGAGATCAACAGTTCTATTCTCAGTTACTTGGCTCAGGCAGAGAAGGCGTAGGCCGAGAAATGGATCGGCTCTCAGCCATCTCAGACGCTCAACGATTCCAAGACGATCAGGCTCTTCAAGCTGACATCCGAAGATTTGAGTCTGAAGCTGACAGAGTAGGGGAACAGTTTGATATGTCACGCTTTGCAAACCTAGACGCTATAAATCGAGATCAGACGCTTATAAATCAGCTAAGTGGTTTGATTGATTTAGGTTTATCAGGGGCAGAAGGTTTGACAGGGAACGCCCCAACCTTTGGCAATCTCGGAGGCAGCATTTATTCCAATATAGGTGATGCAATGGGATATGAAGGTTTAAGGCGAGGAGATCGATTCAGCACCGCAATCGGTGGATTTTTTTCTAAAGACAAGAAACAGCCATAGTGCAGGAGCTAAGTAATGGCGAATAGACTTCAAAGAATCATGGCGATGGATCAAATGATCCAAAATCGTAATATGCCTCAGATCGGAACACAAAACATTTTTGATCCGACAACTGGGCGATTTGTAAAAGTTGAATATCAGACTGATCCTAATTTTCCCGGACGCAGAACTGTTATGACGAGAACTGGCCCTCAAGCACTTCCGGGATTTCAAGGGCAAGAAAATCCCTATCGAGCATTAGGTCGAGGTGTCAGGAATCTACTCGGCAACTTGTTTGATCGTGGATCGCTCCGAAGGGAAGAAAGAAAAGCACAAAAGCAAGTTATGGAACAAGCAGATCCAATGCTCGACACGATGTATCCGTCAGTCGTTGAACGTCCTGAGTTTGAGCCAGTACCAGACAATCAGGCAAGGATTGACGAGCTTCAGGAAAGAATCAATCGTCCTATCGTAACTTCTCAGAACCTTCCTACCTTTGACGTTTCTCAAGTAAGAACACCAAGCACCTCCGAGTTTAATAGAAAAACAACAAGTTTTGCTGATGGTAGTGCTTTGCTAATTGATACAAAAGGCAACGCTCAACTGTTAACAAAAGATGGATCGGTGATTTCTAATTCTAGTCCAGACTATGCAACAAAGTTAAAAGAAGCGATAGCATCTGGCGTTTTGTATGAGTCTACGGTTGCAAGAGCAAGGGCAGAAGGAAAAGAAAATGTCTCACAGATGGGTCAAGCAGCAGAAAAAATTGATGCAGCAAACGCAAATATTTTAGTTTTAGATGAGGCATTAGCAGCATTGGATTCAGGGGCAGGAACCGGCCCCATATCTAGTTTACTGCCTACGATACGATCCTCATCACTAAGGCTTAGAGAGGCTCAAAGGAAGTTAGGATTAAATATTGTTTCGGAAACAACTTTTGGAGCTTTGTCAGAGGGTGAGCTAAGATTGGCGTTAGAAACTGGTCTGGATTTAAGTTTGCCTGAAGATCAGTTAAGAGAAGTAATTGCAAAACGAAAAGCAGCGCAAGAAAAACTAATTGATTATTTTTATGAGGCGTTAGACTTTCTTAATTCAAGCGAGACAAACACTATTGCAAAATTTAAATTAAAGAAAAAACAAGAACAAAAAGCTAGAGAGAAAGCACAACAAAACGGAGGCGCAACTGCTCCATCATCAAGCGATGAAGACGAAGAATATGAAATTAGAACACCTGAAGGCGAAATATTACGGTAATTAATTATGCAAGATTACATAGTAAAGGATAAAAACGGAACAGAGCTTGTAATGACAGGCAATCGCCCGCCCAATAATCAACAAATAAAAAACGCTTTTAGAAAATACTACGATAGTCAAGCATCCTCAGAGATACCTCCTTTAGAGGGGATCAGTGAAGCTCAGTTGAGATCAAGGCCAAGAGAGCAAGAAAGTTTCGGAGACATGGCGAGAGGCGTTGGTGAGGTAGCGTTAGAGACTATAACGTCAATCCCAAAAGGAATAGCGTCGATCCCTGCAACTGCTGTGGCAATAGGCCAGACTGCCTTAGAGGGTGATTTGGGAACAGCAAGGGGAGCAAGAGAGTTAGGCGGCAAGGTTCAAGAATTAACGTCTGGTTTAGATCCTTTAATCTATCAACCTAAAACAAGAACTGGTCAGGAGCTTTCTGAAACGCTAGGAAGAGTTGCGAGTAACATTCCTCCAGTGTTGGGGCCGGTTGCTAGTAATCTTAAACTTGCAAGTAGTAGTGATTTTGCTGCTCTTGATAATCAAATAAAAAAATACCAAAGAAAAAAACAATTAAAAGAAGTTCAGGTTTTCAATCCTGATGGATCAATCACGCCCGAAGCTCAAAACATTGTTAAACGTGCAAATCAGGAAAACGATGCAGAAATGCAGTTCACGCCTGAAATGGTCGAAAACTATAATGTCTTTGTTCAGTACGGTATTACTCCAACAAGAGCAAATGTTACTCAAAGCATTGATGATAAATCAGATCAAAAAGACGCCTTGAAACGAACAGGGCCGGTTGCAGAAAGAGTAGCAGAGCAACAAAGACGACAAAGGAAAATTTTTGAAGAAAGAAGAGACGCATTAGCAGAAGACGGAGACGGCACAGACATAAGAACAGGCGAGATAGTTTTTAAGGCAATTGATGATTTTGCGGACGCAGCAGAAAATTCTATCAATGCAGCGTATGACGTAGCACGAAATCGAGGGGCGATAGAAGGCAGGGCAATTACTCTTGAGCCTTTAGCAATAGCCGTAAAATCTCAAATGGGAAAAGATCGACAGTCTGGAGGCGTGGTAAGTGCTGTAGAGACTGAACTTTTAAACGAAGGAATTTTGATTAGAAATGCAGATGGAAAGGTTGTTCCCAATCAAGGATTAGCCAGAAACATCACAGTAGATCAAGCGGAGTCAATACGAAAATATTTAAATCGTCTTTTTGATAGTTCAAAAGGTAATAAAGGCGCAACAGATTTAATTAATTTGTTTAAAAGGCTAATTGATGAAAGCGTAGAAAATGCAGTTGGTAAAGATATTTTTAAAGAAGCCAGAAGGTTAAATACTCAATACAAAAAAACCATAGAAAGGACGAGAAAAAGTAGGAGAGACAAATCAAGAGCAAATCTTTTAGAAAAGATTTTAACTAGCACAGTTGAGCCAGATAAAGTCGTTTCAAGACTTGAACAGGCAGGAATTGATGATTTTAAGGGCGTTATGAATTTTCTAAGGAGCGATGAATCTGGAGCAATTGGAACGCAAGCTCTTCAAAACATTAAAGCAAGTTTTTTTAGGAAGCTATTAGAAGCATCAACAAAGCAAGGTTCAACGGTCATGGGTGAGCCTGATATTACGTTTGTCCCCATGCAAAAATTTGTGAACAAACTAAAACAAAATGGAAAATATGAATTAATTTTTGACGAAGCAGAGAGAAAATTTATCACTGATATGCTTAGAGTTTCAAAAGCTAGAGCAACAGATCGACTAATTGCAAGTGGCGATGGGCCGTCAGGATTTGCAGTCAATCAAGCCAAAGAATTCGCTCAAAGAGCCTTTTTAGCAAAAATTCCTATTTTTGGTGAAGTAGCTTCTGTTTTTGCGGATAAAATAAAAACTTCTTTAAAGAAAAGCGCAACGGACAGAAGACTCCTCAACGTACCTGAAGGATTTGAGGAGTTTGTCAGGAATCCTAAAAACTAAACATCCTCTGGCGTTGGATTTCCCGAATTGTTCGCAACCTTGTACACGCTCGTTTGCTTCTTGATCTGAAAGAAACCCTCATGCTCTGGGTATGTTTTCACAAAGGCTCTAGCGTAAAAAGGGATGTGGTTATTACAGATTTTAAACTCTGACACTCCATCACCGCCTACATCTCGACTCCACCTGATGACCTCAAAGATTGCTTTTGCAGAGTATCTGGTGCGTCCGGTGTTAATCATCTGAAAGGTTAGTTTCTTGAACTCTTCCCAAACCTCCGGGTACTTGTTGTGGTAACCCTCAAACTGTTCCTGCATCTCTTCAAGCCGATTCATCTTTTATTCTCCACGCTTTAATAATTGAAATAGTTTTTTCAGCATCAACCCCATACCACTTCTTAAAATTTTTAACCACGAGCTTTTGAACCTTCGTATCAAATTCAGACTTTGATATTTTTTTAAGAACTAGAATAGAATCTAAATCTTTTTCCAAATTAAAATGGGATGTCATCGTCTACAAGCGGTTCAT